CCTGAACCGTCCCCGGTTAGGTCTTCGTGCAACTGGCGCTTCACCTGCCGGGCGTCATCCATCGAGATATCAACGGTCTGGTCTTTGGCATCAGGGCCGACAATCAAAGACGGCATCGCCCCGTTAGCAAGCAAACCATAAGCGGTAGTACTTGCTGTGTTGTCGGTGGCTATCTCGCGCAGTACAGCCATTACCGGGCTACGTCCCAAGCGGATGTCCTGTGGGTCTCTGTTGTACCGGATGTGGATAATGTCGCTAACCGGGATGTCGAAACTCCTGCCATCCGTGGTGTAGATGTAGTGCGTTAGCGGGTTTACACCGTTGCCTACCGGTCTAACCATGTCCTGCGGGAGGAACTGCAGGGCGGTCACCACGCCACGGGTAGTAGAGCGAATCTTTCTCAGGTAGGTGTTGCCAAAGAGTTTGTAATCCTGAATAACCCAAGACCAGAAAAGGCTACCCATTATCATTGGATCCGGTTGAGCCATGAGCTTGATAACCGGGTGGTCTTCTACAGGCTCTGCTTGCTGGCTGTCTACCGGGCGGTAGTATCTCGCTGTGGCTTGAGGGTAGTTCCGCACGTACCAGTCAATGGCAGATGCAACAACCCCGTTAAGCCCAAGGTCACCGGCTATGCGTGACCAGTCTTTAGTTGAACCAGGGAGCGCACGGCGTAGCAAGGTTTGCAGCTGACCAGAGCCGTAACCGGTTAGGTAGATGTCCCGTGACTGGGACAATGGCAGCGGTAGTGCCTGTGTCGGGTTGGCTGCGGCTTTACGTCCGAGGAAGCGGTCAAAGATACCCATGCGCTTAGTATCCCACAGAAACAAAAAAGCCCCCTTGCGGGGGCCTGTGGCGGCTTAGTGGTTTAGATTGTTGATATTGCGATCCGTGCCATCTTTGCGTACTCTGGTTCAAGGTCGGTTACAACTTCACCGGTGTTTACATCCACATACAACTTAGAGTTGATAATCTTACCGGCCTTGCTGTTGCTTACTCGCTCACCAGCCAGCGTTACGTTGCGCAGTGAACCAGACTTGTACTTCTCAATCTCAAGACCGAGGATGCGCTCTGGCTTGAAGTAGACCCGGTGATTCGTTCCGCCCGTCCACTCCTTGCCGCCTGCCTCTACCAACCGTGTAATGAGTTCCATTGTTCTATCTCCCTGCTTGATGTCATCAATATATACTGTAAGTATATACGCGTCAAGTGTATAGGTAGATATATTTAGACTGCACCCCATCCCTTGCGCTGTCCGATCACCTGCCAAGCGTACGCCATCGCGTCGACAACATCATCATGCCTGCCAACGGGAAAGGATAGCAGTTCATCTTGCCAGTAAGGCGGCAAGCCATCAGTATGTACAACCTGCCCTTGCTCGTACCGGGCTTCTAAAGGCCCAAAGCGGGTCACCTTGTCCCGGTCTGGGCGTATCCCCCGGATAGGCAGTTTGGTACGCCTCATAAGCTCTTGCACGACAGCGGCCTGATACTGCACCTGCTCGATGCCAATCATCACCGGATGCCACTTATCCGCCATTGCCTCGATGAAGCGCAGTACGGAAGCAAAGTCAGCACGTGTCCTGTTGACATCCAGAACGTAGATCGTGCCGTCCTCACCACGGGACAAAGCAACCACGGCTGTGTAGTCTGCTTCCGCCTTGGTAGATATAGCAAGGTCAACCCCAAGGTAGACCGGCAACCCCTCAGGAGCATCGCCAAACCTCAACCATTCCCGCTTGATTCTCGCTCCAGCTGCATCCACAAACTCGGCTAAATACTCTTGCCTAAACGCGATGCTCGGCAGTGACTCCCCCGCTTTGTCTACCTCAGCTGCATCTATCCACGGGTTAGCCGTGGTTGGCATCTGCCATGCCATCCAGTCCGGATCTACAGCGGCCATGGCATGCAGGGTCTTGAAGTAGTTAGACCCCTTAGGCGTTGACAAGAAGAACGCATCCCCTCTGTAGTCGGTTAGCGTTGGGCGTATTGCTTCAGTCCAGGCTTGCTCTAGATGTCTTGCCATTGCGGCTTCATCGATGATAACCCGCTTGTACTTACGACCACGGGCTACCGTTGACGGGTCATCAAGTGTCCAGTAATCAATAGCTGCCCCGGTGATAAGTTCGATCCTTGGTGCCGGTGTCTGCACAGCTCGCCTGATGACTGGCTGGTAAATCCTTTTATGGTCGTTGTACGCTTCTTCCAGTAGCCGGTAGGTAGGCGCAAACCACGCACATGGCAAGCCGTCTTTCAGTACCGGATCCGATAGCAGGTTACCGCCCAAGGTGGTTTTTCCAAAGCGTCTACCTACTCAGCCACAGGCAAGGACGTTGAATCGCCTTGCCTGTGCCATTATCACCTGCTGTGCTTCATGTGGTCGAGGTAAGACCAATCGTATATCAGGCATTATGGTTACGTAGTGTCCTTCATGAAACATACGATTTTGTTCATCAATACCAGCTCAGAATCGGTGTAATGTACTCGCATTACCGTTTCACTGAAATGGTCACGGACGTATACGTTTGCGTGTACACCTTTGGTTACATCTGACATCAATCGGTAATATTGCCGGAAAAACTCCTGTAATACTTCTCCGGGAGTTGTCAGTTGTTTTGATTCCAAAGTGTCGTACGAAACATCGGTAGTGTCAACCGTCATGTAGGTATACGGTTCACTAAACTTGTGGCTATAAGCATAGCCTTGATCTATTTCATCACTCATGGCTTATCAGCGTACTCCACGATTACCTTGACCGGGCTACCGTCTGCGCCGGTCTGTTCTACCCGGCTAGACCACTCGGCCTTGTGCTTGCGTTCAAGCCACCATGCGGCTGCTTGCCAAGTGGTTTCTGATGCGGCTTTGATAACCGATACCATCTTGGCTTCGGCTTTACCCTCTGCTTTTTCTACTGCTTCCGCAAATTCGGGATACGTCCTAAGCCAAAGGGCTAGGCTATCTTGCGAAACATCAGCAACAGCACAGGAAGCCCTGCGGGTGTTACCACCTCGCAGAGCCTCCAGAATCTTCTCTACTGTCGCTGGCGTGTACTTTGTTGGTCTACCTGCGGTCGGTTGGGATGCCATCTAAGTTCTTTCCAATCTCAGCGGAGGTAGCCCACATTAGAGCTGCCCTCATCTTTTCATCGCTGATGCCTTGCTTTTTAGCCCTACGCTTTACATCTTTATACAGCCATCGTGTATACATTTCGTTGTACACCGCTAAGCATCCAGCACCGAGCAGGACACCAAGAGTAAAAGGAATCATTTGGTCTCTTCCCATATCGGCTCCCCGGTTACTGGGTTGTACTTACCGATCATCCAATCATCGGCGAACAGGTCACCAGCGGTAAGCCAGATGACGCTATTGTTTTCTTTGACCTCTGCACCCTCTGCAACGCTGAACACGTCCCAAAGTTCACTGAACCGGAAGTGTAGCCCCTCGGGCCAGAAAGCCCGCCGTACGGGCTTCTCAGCGAGCAAGGCATCTAGTGCTTCGTTGTATTTCATTCTTTATCTCCCTCTTCCCATTCGCATAGTTCCCAATCGGTAGCGTTCATATCTTCACCAATGACACAGAGGTATTTGGACTGCCATTCTCCTGATTTCCTTCTATCTACAAATGCCTTTGTTTGATTGTCGTAGTAAACGATTCGCGCCTCATCTTCCTTTTCCCAAGAAGTACGGCTAACAGGATTACCATCCATCAAGTCTTGAAAAACTTCAGTGAATGTCATTTGACTATCACCCAATCCATCGACAGGACATCAGCACCACGGAAGTAAGCAGGCCCAGCAAAGTGCCGGTTTCCTGCGCCATCAAGTTTGTACATAACCAGAGCGCCTTGCCTGATGGCGTAGTGGATTCTTGCCCCATCCCGGCAAAGGTATCGCTCTTCCTTCATCTGAATCAAAGCCCCACTAAAACTCATGCGGCATTGCGGATGTGCTGTAGTTGGTGCAAAGGTTGCTACCGGATCTGTACACATCTGCTGGTATCCAAGGCTTGTAGCGTAAGCGTGTAGCTCTGGGTTGCGTACCCACTTCTCCACGCTCTGCCGCCGTGCGATGGCATCGGCTTTAGACCAGCTTCCGGTCTCGTTATAGATTTCCATCGCTTGCCGAATGCGTTCTTTCTTCTCTTCCAGGCTAAACGCTTGTGCCATTTATCTCCTCGGCTTCCTTGGCTATGCGATCCGCAAAGGCTACATCTTTGGTAGCGGCATATGCCATGTACCAGAGCGCCTTGATGCTGTCAGCTGTAGCCGTTCCTTTGTGTGGGCATCGTTGCAGATACTTGATAACGTTCCCGCTTGCAAAGTCCAGCCCCCAGTCATCGATGACGCTGAGGGCTTGAATCTTTGTAGTCCGGTAATGACCGGTCAAATGGCTACCGCTTCGGTTTGCTTTGACATGATTCGGTCAATCTTGTATGACACGTCCCAGATGTCAGAGATGACATCAGCCACTTTGAGGTTATTGATCCAGAAAGGATTCTGAATGCACTCACCGTGCCAGTTGTTACAGTCAAAGATTCCGGTATCTTCGCCCGTCATAGCAATCATCAGGTGCAGGTCACCCTTGCTCATGTGGATCTCTGAATGATCGGAGCTAACCTGAATCTGTAGAGGGACACCGATAACGCCGAATGGCTCATTGCGGTTGATGGTCTGCTGTGCAAGGTCACTGAGAACCTCGGCTAAAGTCTTATTAGTTTCTGTCATTGTTTTATCTCCCAAGATTGGA